ACGTAGCCGTCGGAGTCGAAGTCCAGCTCCTCCTCGGAGTCGGTCTTCTTCTTGCCGAAGTACGGCCCGCTGCGATAGCCCTTGAGGAAGGCCATCTCGATGCCGGGGGTGTCGCCCGGGTCCGCGACCACGTACCAGTCCGCGTTCGAGGTCAGATGAGGCTCGATCACGAGCTCCAACCGTCCCGCCAGCGCGTTCACGTCGCCCTTGCTCACGTCCGTAGCGCCGGCCACGATGATGGTAGCCGACTTGAGGATGCGGGCGGCGGTGAACTGGAGCGCGGTGGGGACCACCAGCTTGGCGGCGTTCAGGCCCAGCTTCTCGCCGGTGGTGTCGTCCTCGCGGCCTTCCAGCTCCAGGATAGCGGCCTCCAGGGTGTCCTCGGCCAGCGCCGTGGTCACGGTCGCGGAAGCCGTGGTGCCCTCCAGCAGGGCGCAGGCGTACTTCTCGCGGGTGCGTGCGGACGACCGGCCCATGTTCCAGGATACGCGGTTGATGGCCTTGAGGTCGTCGTTGCGGATCCACTCCCACGGCACGGTGAGCCGCTTGCCGTACTTGTAGACCCGGTAGGTCTGGGCCGACTCGGAGAACGCCCACTCGCGGTACTCCTCGCCTTCCAGTATCTTCTCCAGGTCCTCCAGGTCGGTCAGCTCGATGATGGTCTGGTTTTTGAAGTCGTCGACCTCGACTATGTCGCAATAGCGCTCGTAAGCGCCCTGCGAATAGTTGTACGCCTTGAGCAGGCGCTTGTTGAGGGTGGCCCCCAGGAGGTTTGAGAAGTCGTCAGACCCCACGGACTCCCTGATCTCGGCCAGTCGCTTGTTATCGATGATCATTCTCTCATTCACCTCCTAGTATCCGATGAGGACTTCGATGGTGCCGGTCGAGGAGGCCACGGCCTCCAAGGCGTAGCCGAACCGGACTCCGGTGGTCTTCTTGTTCAGGTGGGGGTCGTCGCCCTCCGTGTAGTAGAGGATGTCGCCCGCGGCGATAGCGCTCACGCCGTCCGCGTCGACGGCCTCCACCTCGAGGTCGGCGGTCCCGTTCCGCTTGAGCACGTTGTAGTCGTCGTCGTCGGCGTCGTTGAGGCAGACGCCGGGGATCTGGCCCAGGACGAACGGGTCGCCCGCGGACGTGCCGGCCGCGGAGACCTTGATCTGGTCGCCCTCCCAGTACTTGAAGTTGTCAGCCATGGTTACTTATCACCTTCCTTTTCCTTGTCGAGCACGCCCAGCGCCTCCTCGAGGTGCTTGCGCGCTTCGGTGATTGCGGCCGCCTCCGTGCCGCCCGCGTCCTTGCCGCTGCCGAGGCCGGTGACCTTGCCCGCTTCCGTGACTTTGGACAGGTACTCCTTCTCCGACTTGACTGCCGCGTCCACTGCTTCGATCAGCTTCTCGTTGGACTCGTAGGTCTTGGCCTCGACCAGCTCGCGCACCCGCGCACTGGCGATCTCCGGCAGCTTGGACTCGGAGAGCTTGGCGGTTATGATACCGTCGCGCTCCTTGGCTTCCAGGGCGTCGGTGAGCTTGGTGTTCTCCTCGGTCAGCTTGGTGATGGACTCGCTCAAGCTCTTAAACTGGCCTTCCATCTTCCGCTGGGCCTCGGTGATCTTCTCCTTGCCCCCGTACACCTTGCCTTCGATCTCCTCGCGCAGGCCCTCCCTGAGCTCGTTGACGACTTCGCCCTTGAACGACTCCATCAGCTCGGGGTAGGCTTCCTGCAGCTCCTTCACGTTCTCGAAATCCATGTTGTTACCTCCTTCAAGGATTCTCTTGAACTTGCCGCCCGCGGCGGCTTCGGTGACTATGTCAACGGCCTTGACTGCCCTAATTGCCTCTACCTTCTCGCGGCGCTTGCCGCCCTGGGTGACCACGCGCACGTCGGCCAGGGCGTTGTGACTCATGCCGATCAAGTCCTGACCGCTCTCGATGGACTCCCTGATGAGCGGGACTATCTCGTCTGCGTGCTTGACGATGACCAGCTCGGCGGACATGTCGGGTTTGACCGACTCCAGGTAGCCCACCAGGTCGCGCACGCTGCGCTCGGGGCGCTGGGCGGCGTCGGACTTGGTGGGGTGGTCCATGAACACCTTGGCCCCCTCGTAAAGCGGGGAGGCCTCGGCCAGCATCTTGGATTCGTAAATGCGGCCGTTGGCGCTCGTCCCGGGCCGGATGATCTGGATAGCGACGCGGTGGCGGCCGTCGGCCTCCTCCAGAATCTTTGCCTCGCGCAGCGGGGTAAAACTTTCTATCCTCATGGGCTCTCCTCTCTCAACTTGCTTTCAGCTTCCAGAGCGGGGTGATGGCCGAGCCCGGCCCGGCGATGTCATCCCAGCCGATCTGGCCGGAGTTGAGCATCTTCCACCGGTCGGGCCCCAGAATGGACTGCTGCGTCCACTCGTCCTGGGCTGCGAACCAGTCGCGGGCGGTCGCGTGCTTGACCAGTTCGTTCTGGCCCGAGTAAGGGTCGCGGGCCCGGCGGTTCTTCATCGGGTTGTCCACGTCGTAGCCCAGCTCCGACCACTCCGGGGTGATGGCCGTGAACGTACAGCGCCCCATGGGGTGATCGTCCATCGGCTCATCCAGCTGGTACTCCTTGCCATCCAGCGCGATGCAGGCCGGGCAGGTGCGGCGGTCAAAGGTGGCCATGCGCCGCTTGGCCCGGACCACGTCGGCGTACTGGGCGTAGGACCAGGAGGCGGCCTCGTTTGACGCCCTGATGGTCTCGGTGCGGGCGATCAGCTCGGCCCGGTACTTGCCGATGCCGCTCACGTCCTGTAAGCGTTTCATCATGGCCGGGATGGACTCGCCCTTGGCGGCCCCGATGGCCAGCTGGTCCATGATCTTCGCGGCCACGTCCTCGGGAATCTTCCCCAGGCGTTCCGAAAATCCGATGCCGCCTACCTTGCGGTTGAGGATGGATGTCACCGCCTCCGGCCAGGCCCCCGTAAACGCCCGGCCCAGCTCGGAGGGGAGGATGTCGGTCATGGAATCGTTGTACTTGGCCAGGTGGCGCGCGGCGATGGAACGAACGCTCCGGCTGGTGATACCGTCCACCTCGTCGGCGAATTGCTCCAGTATTTTTTCCGCGTCCCGCTCCAGGCCCTCGATCCGCTTCATGCGGGCGTAGGCCCCCAGGTTGATGGTGCCGTCCTCCCCGACCAGCTTGGCCAGGTAGTAAGCGTACTCGTGGTCCAACTCGTTTAAGGCCTGCGACCATATCCGGGCTACGTCGGCCCCGACGCCTTCCTCGATGCGGACCAGGTCGGTCTTGATCTTACGGGCGATGGCGAAATTAGATAGCGCCATCGGGGGCCATCCCCAGCTGGCGCTTCACTGATTCGGCTCGCTCGTTCTCGATCTTTTCACGCTCGCCACCATCGCCATCCCAGTCCTGAATGTTCTCGTCGTACTGCTGCAATATCTTGTTGGCGGTGTCCTCGGATATGCGGCCGGTAGTGACGGCGGCGGTAAGCGCCTCGACCATGGTCTTGAAGGCACCGGCCGCCTCGGTCAGCTGCTTGGGTTCAAGCGGCGGGAACGAAAGCTGGACATTGGTGTTGTACTCATCCTTGCCACCCTCCGAGGGGGCGGGGAGGTCCCCGTAGAGCCGGGAACATAGGATCGCCTGGGCCAGGATGGCCTCGAAAACTTCTCCCAGATACTCCTGGCGGTCTTCAAACTGCTGGAGCGTCGGTAGGTCCATGGCCTTAGCTGACGCCAGGTTGGCCTCGCCCGCGTTCCCCAGCCAGTGCTCGGGGATGCCGGACCCGGCGCAGAACATGAGCTTGATCGCCCTGCCGTCTTCCTTGGCATCGTCGGCCGCTATCTTGGGTTGGACGACTTCCCACTTAATCTTGTCGGTGTGAACCCTGATGCTGCCCGTCTTGATCCGGTAGGAGCTGGACGCTTCGGCGATACTGTCATCCGTCTCTTCAGTGGCCGAACCTACCTTCTTGTTCTTCAGGCTCGAAAGATACGCGGCCACCTGTTTCTTGTTGCCCTTGTCAATGGTTACGTCGTAATGGAAGAGGTTGCGAATCCGGTTCAGGATGTAGCGGTCCTGCAACCACTCCGAATATCTGACGGCCCACTTGACCACGGGGAGCAGGTCGGGCACGCCGCGCACCGCGTTGGAAACGTTGTTGACGCGAGCGTGGTAGACATTTAGGAGCCCGTCTTCTCGGACGGCGTCGATTACCTCAGCCTCGGTGTCAAACTTCACGGTCACGCTGCCGTCCGCGCCCACGTGGGGCGTACCCGCCACCCTGTAACGGCGGTAGTACCGGACGTCTCGGCCTATGTTGTCGGGGTCGGTTTCGACGTAGGTTATCTCGCTCGGGTCGATGAAGCCAATGCGAGTAAGACCCAGGAGGTCATCGTAGAAGAAGCGGATGAACAGCTCCCCGTATGCCCCCAGCTCGTCCGAGAGCTGCTTGGCCCGGGACTTCATGCGGTTGTCCTCGCGCTTCCAAAAAGCGTCGATGACTTCCTGGACATCGGGCTCTTCGGCCACCACCTCGAGGCCCTTACCGACGCAGAAGTAGGTGATGAACTTGATGTAGCGCCGACATAGCGGGTTGGTCATAAACGCTTCGTAGCAGAGCTGGTGGTTGGACAGATAGTCCGTCCAGTTAGCATCCTTGCTCGCATTGCCCGGGTCCGATAGACATATCCAGTCCTGGTCTTCGGTCCGCAGCGACTGGGTGGTTATCTCTTCCCGCAGCTCCTGAACGTGCTCGAGCAGCGCGGTTACTTGGCCTTTGCGTAGGAACATTTACCATCCTCCGATGTCTGCGGCGTCTTCGATTTCGCCCCCGTAGGCATCCCCGATCTCGTCGATAAGCACGATGGCCGCATAGGCCGCAGTGTCAACCTGGTCGTCGTGGGCGCCGCGGGGGAAGGCGATCATCTCATCTTCGTAGTCGGTGAGCCATGGCGCCCCCAGCCGGTGGTAGACCGCGCCCACCTCGTAGCGGGCGGCCATGGTCCTGGCCCTAGACACCTTGTCCTTGTCGGCCTTTAACGGCTGTACCGGGTAGCCCTTCTTTACCAGGGCTTGCAGCAGCGCCAGGCCGTAGGTCGCGTTCTCCACGTACTGCACGCTGGGCTTGTGACGGAGCAGCCCCGCCTTCATGATCTCCTCGTGCTTGGTGGTCTCCGCCTTCTCCCTGAACATGTCCATAAGCAACAGGTCCGAGTCGGGGGTGACCGCCCAGGTTGAAAGCACGAAGTAGTCGGAGCTTTCCTTCTCGGTGGCCGCTGCATCGCAGGTCTGGAAGGTGTAGCAATCGCGCCTTTCCACCCGCTTGTCGCCTTCCGGCGCGTGCAGCACAAAGTAGCGGCCGTCCTCTGACCAGTAACGGAACTGGCTGCGCTTAAATATCTCGCCGTCTTCGGCCTGCGGGGTCTGCTGGTAGAGCGCCGCCCACCAGTAGGAGCCCAGCAGGCGCTTGATGCGCTTGAGCTCCTTGAGGCCGAACCGCTCGGGCCACAGCGGCTCGCCCGGTGAGCGCCCCAGCTGGTCATCCTCTCCGGCGATGGCCGGCAGGTTGATAACCTCCCACTGCTCCCCGCCGTCGGCCATCTCGGCGAGCAGGCGGCCCACCAGGTCATCCTCATGCCAGCGGGTCATAATGACGATGGCCGAGCCGCCGGGCTCCAGGCGGGTGTAGGCTGTAGCCCTGAACCACTCCCAGGCGGCGTCCCGGTAGGTCTGGCTGTTGGCTTCCTTGTCGTTCTTGACCGGATCATCGATGATCAGGACGTCCGCGCCCTTGCCGGTCAAGGGGCCGCCTACCCCGGCGGTGGTCATCCCGCCCGGGTGGCCCTGCACCCCCCACCAGGCCTTAGCGGCGGAGTCGTCCTTGACCTCGAGGCCGAACAGCTCGCCCCCGAATTCTTCCATAACGTCGCGGGCCTTGCCGCCCCAGGACGCCGCAAAGGACGCCTCGTATGAGGCCAGCATGACCCGGCGGTCCGGGTGGTTGCCGACGATGAAGGCCGGTAGGCGCTCTGAAACCAGGTTGGACTTGCCGTGCCTGGGGGGCATTGTCAAGATGATGCGCGCCCCGCCCTGCTCAAGCCGCTGCTGGATCAGGTTGGCGATGAGCACCAGGTGCGGTGCGGGCTGCCAGCGGCCGTGGCTTACGTACTCGCAGAAGAACGCGAGGTCAGTTCGGGCATCCTGTCTCCAGGACTCCTGCAGGACGGCTATGTCCGTTCCCGCCGTGGGCGGCCCGGAAGGCGGCCCTAGCGTACTCTCGCGCTTCGGGGATTTCATTGATGCGTTTCGCCGCCTCCTGGATTTCGATGGTGACGGTGGAAGTGGATTCGACCTTGTGGACGTCGCGCCACCTTTCCGGGCGGCGGTTCTTCAGCCAGAAAATGCAGGCAACCACGTCGGGGGCTATATCCTTGACGATGATTTCACGCTCAGGGCCGCGCCAGGTTTCCTTTTCCTTGGTCTCTGTGACCGTGTACCCGATGCAGCGGCGGTACATGGCGGCCTCCACCTTGTCGTCCGGGGTCTCCTTGCCGCGTGCCAGCGCCTCCCCGAACTCGGGGTGCGACTTCTTCCAGCGGGTCAGGCTGCGGCGGTCAACGCCGAACTCGCGGGCCATCTCCTCGTCGGTCAGGCCCGCCTTGGCCATCCAGTAGGCCAGCTGCACGAACGATTCCTGGTATTTCGGTTTGCGGCCAGCCTTGCTCGCCATGTGCTGCTCCTCGGGAAAATTGTACGGGAGCGCGACCCGCTTAGTTAAAGGGTGGAGGGCTTACGGTCAAGCCGGGTTTACGCCCAGCGGCCGGCCTCTTTTAGGTGATCTGATCGGCCCCCGTAAAAGGTAAAGCGCCCCGAGGTGGGACGCTCTTTACACTTGTTGCTAACTCTAGCATACACTAATCAAGGCGGCTGTCAAGAGGCTTCGTGTTTGCGCTGGTCACGACGGGTAAAATATTTTTCAGCTTCCGCAAGATTTACCTCGTCCGGGTCGTAGTAGAGGAACTCCCTGATTTCCCGCGCCAGATCGTACATCCTCTGATCTATCCGGCGCAGCTTGCGATAGGCGGCGTAGTTGCGGACGGGAATCGAGGCCCCCCCCTTCTT